GAGAAATTTTAAATGAGTTTTTCAAAAGAATTATTAGACAAATATGCACCTGAAGCAGAATGTATTCAGGCAATGAAAATTTGGAAATTACCGGATGGAAAAGAAAATTTATTTCCAAATGCTTGTAATAGTGGTGATTATTTTGCTGAATTAAAAAAAGATGGTTATTGGTATGAATTTGAAAAAACTGATAATTATGAATATTTATTTAGTAGAAATGTTAGTGCTACAACAGGAATTTTAACTGAAAAATTAGCTAATGTTCCTCATATTCAAGAAGCTCTTAAAATTCTTCCATGCGGTACTATCTTAATTGGTGAAATTTATTATCCAGGCAAAACTTCTAAAGATGTAACTAAAATTATGGGATGTTTAGCGTCAGAAGCGATAAGACGTCAGCAAACTAGCGGATTAATTCATTTTTATTTACATGATATTATTAAGTTTAACGGATTTGATTTACAAAAAGAGGGTGCTTGGACACGCTATTAGGTGCTGGTATCAGTTTGGAATAAATATAATTTAAGTCAATATCCTTTTATGGAATTAGCAGAAGCAGTTGAGAATAATATTCAAGAATTTACTGCGGAAGCTTTATCTAATGGAGAGGAAGGAGCTGTCTTAAAAAAGAGAGATGCTCCATATGCTCCAGATAAAAGACCAGCTTGGTCTTCAATTAAAATTAAAAAAATGGATTTCTTAGATTGTATTTGTATTGGATTTGAGGATGCAACTCATTATTATGATGGAAAAGAAATTGAAACATGGCAATATTGGGAAGTAAAAAGTCCAATATTTTATGATTGTTTTGAAGAAGATCATCGCTTTAATGGGTGGTCAGAGCCACGATTAGTAAAAGGAAGCTTTTATCAAAATTATTTGAAGAATCCTCCTGCTAATGGAAGTAATTTTTTAGAAGATAATGAAAAGTATTATCAACCAGTAACAAAAGGATACTATTATGGATGGAAGACATCTATGAAGTTAGGCGCCTTGGATGATAAAGGAAACATAGTTGAAATAGGCACTGTTTCATCTGGATTAACAGATGAATTAAAAGAAAAATTTTCAACAAATCCAGAATTATATATTAATAAAGTAGTTTCTATTCAATGTATGGAAGTAAATAAAAATGACCATACATTACGTCATGCTTTTTTTAAAGGATTTAGAGAAGATAAAGATTTAAAAGATTGTAAATTAGAGGACATATTTAACTAATCTTTCTTCATAGATATTTAAATATTTATGAAGAAAGGTGGTAAATATTATGCTAAAACCAGGATAGAAACAGAAGCCTTAGAGGTTAGGAACTAAAAGAAGATTAAATTTAAAAGATTAGACTTTTGGGAAATTAACTGTTATTGATGTTGGTCCTTTAGATAAAAATGGATGTTACACTTGGCTATGCTAGTGTGATTGTGGGAATTTAAAATATGTAAGAGGGTCTAGTTTAAAAAATGGTAATACCAAAAGTTGTGGATTATGTTCGCATGATTCATTTGGAATTTCAAAAATAAAAGAAATTTTAACTAATAATAATATACAATTTGTATAGGAAAAATCTTTTGATAATTTTTATTATGAAATAAGTAAAAAACCAATTAAATTTGATTTATATGTTAATGATACATATATTATTGAATTTGATGGAAAACAACATTTTACTTATGATTCAACTGGTTGGAATACTAAGGAAAATTATTTAAAAACTAAAGAACGAGATTAGTTACGAAATGAATATTGTAAAACAAATAATATTCCTTTAATTAGGATACCTTATACTATTATCAATTAGATTACTTTAGAAGATTTAGTTCCATCAACGTCTATTTATTTGTTAAAATGATTTATAAGAATCTTGAAGATTGTACTTTGAGCGCATTATTTTGACAAAAAGAAAAAAATATTGTAAAATAAATTTGTAAAAATTAAGGATGAAATTTTTTAAATGAAAACTAAAGAACTCAAGAATTTAGCTAAAAAGATTGCTTAGGCTGAATTAGTTGTTCAAACTAGCACTGATAAAGATTAGATTCATAAAGCATAGAACTAGATTATGGAATACTCAAGTCATGTTGATAGTTTGGAAGATATTACCATTATTGATGAAATGGTTCAAGAAATTCTTAGCAAAACTCTTGACAAATAAAAAAATTTTTGATATAATATTTACATAAGCTAAAGGCTTAAAGAAAAAAATTAAAAAAATTATTTATGTATTTTAAAAGGAGATTTATTTATTATGATGAAGGAAAATTCTAAGAAAGTTTTGAATTATTTGAAGGAAGTCAATGGCCAGGACGTTACTGCTGCTGATGTTGCTGCTGCTCTCGGTCTTGAAAAGCGCTCTGTTGATGGTATTTTTACCTCTGCTATTCAGCGCAAGGGCCTTGGTGTTCGTACCGCTGCTGAAATCGAGATTGAAGATGGAACTCACAAGTAGGTTAAGTTCCTTTCTCTTACCCCAGCCGGTATGAGTTTTGACCCTGATGCTCCCGACGCTGAGTAATTAAGATATATTAAGGGGTAGATTTATTAATAATCTACCCCTTTTAATTATAATATGCCTTATTTATTTTGTTTAATATCATTACTAATTGGCGGAGCGATTGTTTATTTTATTCTTTAGCCTAAAATAAAAAAAACTAAAGAATATGATTTAAACATTGAAAAATTAAATAATAATTTATACGCTGAAAAACAACAGCTAGAAAAAGTAACTAAAGATTTACAAATTGAATTAGGGTCTTTACAAGGTAAAAGAGATGAAATTCAATCAAGTATTTCTGCTTTAGAATAGCAAGCAAAAGAATCGGCTGATATTTTCTATCAAAAAAATATGGAATTAGCACAAACTAATTTAGATAAATCTTTAGAGAATGCTAGCAATTATTATAATGCTCAAGCAGAACAATACTAGAGTGATTATAAAAATATAATGGCGGATTGTGCGCAATCTATTTCTAATTTAATTGCTGAGAAAAAAATTGAATTAGATAAATTAGATAAAGCAATCCAAGAGCAATAGAAAAAAGTCGATGCTTCTGTTGAAGCAAGTAAGCGTGCCGAAGAAATTCGAGTAAAGAATGATTTTTATAGATTAGTTCTTCCAGTAGAGGATTTAGATGAAATAAAAGAATTACATGAAGTAGGTAAGCATTTGCGCAATCCAGAGCCTCTTAATAAAGTTATTTGGAAATGTTATTATGAAAAACCTACAACTGATTTAATTGGCCGTGTAATTGGATTAGGAGTCCATACTGGTATTTATAAAATTACAAATTTAAATAATAATATGTGCTATATAGGTTAGGCGGTTAATATTGCTGACCGATGGAAATAGCATATTAAACGTGGAATAGGTGCGGAAACACCAACCCGCAATAAATTATATCCTGCTATGTTGGCTATTGGAGTAGAAAATTTCAGCTTTGAAGTAATTGAGGAATGTTCTCGCGATTAGTTAGATGCTAGAGAAGATTATTGGCAAGATTATTTTAAAGCAAAAGAATTTGGTTATAGTATTAAGTAAAGGATAATTTTATGTATAGAGTTATTGATAAACGTGGTACAGGTAAAACTGGTAGATTATTTTTAATTGCTAAAGATACTAATGCTACTATTGTATGTTCCAACCCTGCTATGATGTAGGATAAAGCATTAAGATATGGATTTAAAGATTTAAATTTTATGTCTTATGCTGATTTTGTTAATCATTACCAAGGAAGAAGTTCAAATCAAAAATTTTTAATTGATGAAATTGAGGTTTTAGTCCGTGGACTTGGTAATGTAATTGGTTATTCTTTTTCGGAGGATGATGATTAATGTCAATTGTAAATAATGTAAAAATTTATGATTTAGATGAATGCCTTGTTGCTGCTGGATATCCAATGCGCACCGTCGCAGAATAGCATCCAGTAACAGAACAAGATAAAAATAGAGGTCTAAATTTAGTTAAAGCTACTAAAGATGGTAATACTGCTCATAGTCAATTTTTAACTGGCATTAGAGTTAATTTTGATTTAACTTGTAGTAATAAAATGTGGGTTGAAGCAGAGCGTTATAGATTCTTAGAATTTGTAAGTTCTCAATCTACAATGCATCGTATCACTAAATTTGATTTAGACCAAGCATATAATGGATATGTTGATAAACGCATTATTGAAATTATGAAAGAAAAAGTCAAAGAATATAATGCGTTTATCGAAGTGCGGGAAGCGGCGAAAGGACATCCTGAAATAGTCGCTGAATTGAATAGAATACTAAAAGAAATGTATTTAGAGATTCTTTATTCTAATCCTGCTGGATTTACTCTAACTGCTCGTATGACTACTAATTATAGATGTTTAAGAAATATTTATAAACAAAGAAAAGATCATAGATTACCTGAGTGGCGAGAGTTTTGTAAATGGATTGAGACTTTACCTTATGCTGAAGAATTCTTGATTAATTAATCGTTAGTTGATTTTTCTTAATAAATATGTTATAATATTTATACAAGGTAAAGAAAGTGAGTAAAAATTAATGAGTAAAAAATAGGAATTTGTAAAATTCGTTGAAGATTTAATTAATAATGCTGCTAATAATGGTATTCCAACAGAAATGAATGAAGACGCTGAACTTTATTGGAATGCGTTGAAAAGTGAAGAAGAAGTTGAAAAGCCATTATTCACTGATAGTGGTAAACAAATTCTTCAATGGATGAGAGACAATCAGGATCAAGTTATGGTTAAATCAAGAGATATTGCTGAAGGCTTGTTTATTTCAAGTCGAGCAATTTCTGGTTCAATGCGTAAATTGGTATCTGATGGATTTGTAGAAAAAGTGAGTCAAAATCCAATTGTTTATACTTTAACAGAAAAAGGTAAAAATATTGAAATTGTGTAATTATTAAGGAGAAAAATAATTTATGAAGAAAACTATGGAAAATGTAACTCATATTGAAGGTATTTTGTATGAACATAATTTGGAATCAAAGGTTTCTGGACCTAATTCTAAGACTCCTGGCACTCCTTTTATTTCTGGTACTATTAGCATCGCTACTGATGATGCTTTAACTAATATCGTTCAAGTTCATTTTACTTATGTAACTCCTACAACTTCTAAGGGAAGTGCAAATGCCACTTATACTCTTCTTCAGAATATTATTGATGGCTTAGTAGGTACTTATATGAAGGATGGCGCTGATAAGGCTGCTAAACTTCGTGTTGATTCTGCTATTGGTTTGAATGAGTTCTATTCTGATCGTAATGGTAAGTCAGAACTTGTTAGCACTAAGCGCAATGAAGGTGGATTTGTTCATCTAACTAATACTTTAGCAGAAGATGAAAAAGTAAGAAATACTTTTAAGTGTGATATGGTTATTACTGGTGTAACTCATATTGATGGTGATGAAGAAAAGAAACTTCCTGAGAAGGTAATTGTTAAGGGAGCAATTTTTGATTTCCGTAAAGCTTTATTGCCAGTTGAATTCTCTGCTACTAATCCAGGGGCTATGGCTTATTATGAAGGACTTGGTGCTTCTAACTCAGAACCAGTATTTACTAAGGTTTGGGGCCGTTAGGTATCTGAAACTATTGTGCGTGAGATTCGTGAAGAGTCTGCTTTTGGTGAAGATAATGTTCGTGAAGTACAGACTACTCGTAAGGACTTTGTAATTACTGGTGGCGCTAAGGATCCATATCCTTGGGATGACGAAGAATTCTTGACCGCAAAGGAATTAACTGATGCTATGACTCAGCGTCAGACTTATCTTGCTACTATTAAGCAAAGACAAGATGAATACAAGGCGGCTAAAAATGCAAGCATCGCTGCTCCTGCTCCCGGTGGATTTAATTTTTAATAAATAGCCAATAGATGATGGCCTCTAGAGAGGTCTTCATGCTAAACTAAATATATTATATGATGATGATGTTTTGTTAAGTAAAGAAGAAATAGATAAATTACTAAATGAATATTGTAAATTATTTGAATTGGAGAAAAAGGAGAAAATTAAATAATGGCTATTAATCTGTTAGGCCTTACCCCTCATAAGGTTAGTCGTGATCTTTCTGGATATATTACTTATATCTATGGTGCTGAAAAATCTGGTAAAACTACTTTTGCCTCTCATATGCCTTCAGCATTGATTCTTGCTTTTGAACGAGGATATAATGCTTTACCTGGTGTATTAGCACAGGATATTACTTCTTGGGGCGATATGAAGCAAATTCTTCGAGAATTAAAAAAGCCAGAAGTAAAAGAAAGATTTAAGTCTATCGCAGTTGATACAGTTGATATTGCTGGATAGTTCTGCGAAAAATATGTTTGCGCATAGAATAGTGTAGATACTCTTTCTGGTATTCCTTATGGACAAGGTTGGACCCTTGTAAAGAAAGAATTTGAGGAAATGTTTAGAACTATTGCTCAGCTTGGTTATGCTGTCGTTTTTATTTCTCATAGTAAAGATAAGACTTTTAAGACTAAGACTGGCGTAGAGTATAATCAAATTATTCCTACTTGCCCTACTTCTTACAATGATATTGCTAAGAATATGGCTGATATTTATGCTTATGCTGAGAAATATACTGAAAATGGTGAAGCTAAAGTTCGTTTAATCCTACGTTCTGTTGATAACAGTGCTGAAACTGGTTGCCGTTTTAAGTATATTGTTCCTTCTATTGAATTTTCTTATGAAAATTTGGTTAAGGCATTGAATGATGCTATTGATAAGGAAGCTCAGATGTATGATAATAAATTCGTTACTGATCAGCGTGAAGCAACTTCTATTGCTAAGAATTATGATTATGATGCTTTAATGGCTGAATTCCAGCAATTAGTTGGTGATTTAATGGCAAAGAATTCTGAGTATTATGCTCCTCGTATTACAAGAGTTATTGAAAAGTATCTTGGTAAGGGTAAGAAAATTTCAGAAGCTACAATGGATCAGGCAGAGTTCATTAGTTTAATTATTAATGAGATTAAGGAAGAATTAGTTCCTCAGTCTTAATAAGATAGACCCAAGGCGAGATAAAAATCGCCTTGGGTTGATTTTTTTATTATTTTATGTTATAATATATAAAAGAAGAATTTTATGAAAGGTGTGAATATATGGCTCATAAAGTAAAATGTATCTATTGTTAGCAAGTATTTGATAGAGATAAATATCCATATATTCAAGTATCTTCTAGACGGTATGCGCATCCTGCTTGCGCGCAAGCAGAGAATAAAAAAAAGCAAGAAGAAGAAAATGATAAAGAAAAATTTGAAAAATATGTAATGAATTTACTTGATGAAACTTATATTAATGCTCGTGTGCGCAAATAGATGAATACATATATAGAAGATTATAATTACACTTATTCAGGAATGTTAAAAGCTTTAGTTTATTTTTATGAAGTAAAAGGTAATAGTAAGGCAAAAGCTAATGGTGGTATAGGAATTATTCCATATATTTATAAAGATGCTTATAATTATTATTATAATTTATGGATGGCGCAACAGTCGAATCAAGGTAAAGTTATACAAGATTATGTACCAAAAGAAAAAGTGGTAACAATTCCATTACCAAAACGAATACCTATGAAACGAAGATTATTTACATTCTTGGATGATAAGGAGAATTAGAGTGAGTAGTAAATATGTTGATTCGACTGCTATTATGTAGGTAATTGGTTGTGTTTTTAATACTCCTCAATTATTAGATTTAACTGATAAATATACTATAACTGATGAAGATTTTGTTGATCAATTTCATCGTATAATTTTTGGAGCTATTTATAAGATTCATGAATTAGGAGCTGAAAAAATTACATTAGAAAATATTTCTGATTTTTTAGCAGATCGTCCTAAATATGAAGGAATTTATAAAGCTAACAAAGGTGAAGAATGGTTATTAAAAGTATCTGAAAATTCTAAAATTTTATCTTTTGATTATTATTATGGTCGTTTAAAAAAGATGTCATTACTTCGTGCTTATGATAATTATGGTATTGATGTATCTTTTATATATGACCCTGATAATATCTTAGATGTTGAAAAAAAACAATTACAAGAAGAAAATTTAGATAACTCTACATTGGAGCATATTGCGCAATTAGTAGATGATAGAATAGATGAAATCAAATATGAATATGTAAATAATGTAGAAGGTGTCGCTGTACAAGCAGGTACTGGAATATTTGATTTAATTGAATCTCTTAAAGAGCATCCAGAAGTAGGAAGCCCTCTATATGGTCCGTTAATTAATACAGTTACTCGTGGCGCCAGATTAAGAAAGTTTTATTTGCGATCTGCTGCTACTGGCGTTGGTAAAACTCGTTCTATGATTGCTGATGCTTGTAATATTGCTTGCAATAAAATATATAATGAAAATTTCGGTTGGATTAAAAATGGCGTTAGTGAACCAGTTCTTTATATCGCAACAGAACAAGATTTAAGTGAAATCCAAACAATGATGTTAGCTTTTCTTTCTAACGTGAATGAAGAGCATATTATAAATGGCTCATATGAAGGCGATGAAGAAGAAAGAATAATTCAAGCTGGCCAAATTATTGAAGACAGTCCTATTTACTTACGAGAATTACCTGATTTTTCATTACAAGATGTAGAAAATGAAATTAAAAAAGCAATTAGAGATTATGGAGTAAAGTATATATTCGACCCTATTTTAAAAGGGTGCGGGATAATGAAAAACTTTTCTCAGTTATCGCTGAGGGTCAATAATTAAAAATATAATTATTGGCTAACGGGGAACCCTAAACGAAAACGCATGGGAATCCCGTGGGAAACTTTGAACGAAACTAGTCAAATAACTTCTGACTTCTTTCATATAAAAATGAAGGAAGTGATAAAATGGGAATTATTTATTGTTATACTAATAAAATTAATGGTAAAAAATATATAGGTCAAACCATTAATCCACAATTGAGATATAACGCTCATAAAAGCAATTACCAAAATCCCAACCATACAGAATACAATTCATTAATACATAAAGCATTTCGTAAATATGGATTTAATAATTTTACTTATGAAGTATTAGTAAAAGACATTGATGATATAAATGTATTAAATGAATTAGAAATATACTATATTAAAAAGTTTAATTGTTAGACACCAAATGGTTATAATGTTGAGGCTGGCGGTAAAAATTGTACTAAGCCAAAAACATTAGAGCATCGCAAAAAAGAGATTTGGGGTCAAGCAAAACTAACCGAAGAAGAAGTTATTGAACTACGAAAAGCATATCGAGATAAAAAAAGTCCGACTGAAATATATAATAAAAAGTATAAAAATAGATTACATTATAATTCTTTTTTAAATATTTGGGTTGGAAAAAGATATAGCTTAATTATGCCAGAAGTATTTCAAAGTGGACGCCATACAAAATTAACTGCTGAAACTGTAAAAGAAATAAGAAAAGATAGAGAGCAAACTAATCTTTCTTATGATAAATTAGCAGAAAAATATGGGGTATCAAAAGGAACTATTGCTGATATAATTAAACGTAGGACTTGGAAAGATGTTTAAAGAACCTGTATCGACTATCCCCTAGGCCTTCTGGGCGGGGGAGTAGGGCTACTATTGATACGTAGTCGCATTTTAGGAAACGAAGTGCGTTAAATGCCGAAATGGTTTCCTGTTGAAATTCGGTTCAGCGATCGGCTGAACGGGAAACGGCAGTAAGAGATAGTCAGCGTTCATAGAAATATGAAAGAAACGTGCCACGATTATATCCATACAAGTATGAAAATTTTAGAAGAAATTACTAAACGAAGTGGTGGAGTTAAATTGCGTGAAGATAATATTCTTTTTATGTTATCAACTCGATTAAAAGATATTTGTAATCAATATGGAGTATTTATTATGTCTGCTACATAGCTGAATGGTGATTATGTAGATTCTAAAACTCCTGATCAAAATCTGCTTCGTGGCGCAAAATCTATTGCGGATAAAATTGACTATGGTTCAATTTTATTAAATGTTCAAGATGATGATTTAATTGCTCTAAAAGATATATTAAGTGCTAATTTATTTGATACTCCAACTATTAAAATGTCTGTTTATAAAAATAGACGAGGTAGATATAAAGGAATAATTTTATGGTGTAAAGCAGATTTAGGTGTATGTAGAATTACTCCTATGTTCTGTACTACTTATAATTATGAACTAGTACCTATTGATGATATGAGAATTATGATTGATGAAGAAGAGAGTGCGTTCTAACTGGTCAGAATTCATTAAAATGCTCTCCATTTCTTTTAAAATAAAAGAAGGAGATGAAAGTATATGGTTGATTTAACCGGTCAAGTTTTTAATAGATTAACAGTATTAAAATTAGATACAGAACGAAAATCAAAAAATAAATACTGGATTTGTCAGTGCGATTGTGGAATTATTAAAAGTATTTAGCAAAGCAATTTAACATCAGGATTGACTCAGTCTTGTGGATGCTTACATAAAGAAAAAGTTTCACATAATTTAATTGGTCAAAAATTTGGTAAATTAACAGTTATAAAAGATACTGGAAAACGTACTAATAGTAGAAATATTATTTGGGAATGCCAATGCGATTGTGGAAAAATAATAGAAGTACCTACAAATAATTTAAAATAGAATAATACTATGTCTTGTGGGTGTATGAAAC